CTCCTCGGTCTAATAGTATGGCCCCAACGATATAATAAATTCTGATATACTTCGTGCAATTTCGCTCCACAAACTTCTGTGCTGCAATTCCGCACGGCCCATTCTTTTCCGGCCTGTCCAAATTTTGCTCTTGCTGGCTTAACAATCACTAACTTTTCAAGTTGCTCCGCATACGCTGCGGCATTATGCTCGCACACAAATCCGGTAACTCCATCCTTAACCAATTCCGTCTGAGCCTGAAAAACTCCCATTCTAGGATGGCTCGGAATTGCAATATGCGTAACAACTGGCTTACCGTGCATCATTGCTTCTGCAATATTACTTCCGAACGTTTCCCCGTCCGCCCGGGCATGTGCGAGGATATCAATAGAATTATAGAAAGCACTGAGAACGATTGGATCGACCGTTGGAGCTATATTGATGTGCGGAATACCATACTTATCTAAATCGTCCATCATTCTAGGCGGCGGAGCCAAAGAAAGAAAGAAAACTTTATGGCCTTTGGCCTGAAGAATTAGAGCCGCCTTTACATTGACGTCATCATAAATGCCGTCATCTGGTCTGCCGCATCTACCCAAAACTACAAAATCTTTATCGAGATTTAAAATCAGCTTTTCATCTGTGGCAGGACTATCAACTGGATTATTGATGAAATCAAATCTGCCCTGCTTATCAAGCGTATTAAATATTCCTTCGCCGTGCTGTCTCTTAGAACATTCCGTGAGCCAATTACTCATGAATAAAGTTTTATTCACGTTGGGATTTGGATCTAGAAAACCAAAAACATTAGTTTCAACAAATATGGTTTGTTTGATATCCTTGCCCGGGATGGGCCATTCTGGTATACCGGCCCTATATACATGTGTAATGTCTGGCCGCAAAGACTGCAAGATTTCGACCCCTTGGTTATCAAACCGATAAGGAACCATACGTTCCTCTGAACCAAGGATTTCTAGGAAATCCCTATAGCGAGTCATATCGTGGGCAGCATTATAAAGAACGGTTACATCATAGAAATCGGCATATTTCTTCACCAATGCTTTGCAGAATAGTTGTGCGGTCTTTTGTGTGCCACCTAAGCCCAGGTCTTTCATTAGGTGAACTACTCTCGCTTTGCGTTTTATGCTTTCCATTGACGCCCCTCATTACGAGCCTGGACCCACTCTTCCTTTGGAGGAAGATTTTTAAAATCTCCGAATTCTGGATGCTCTTTGTAGCGAGGCCCGCCAGGATTAAAATTGTGCGGGAAGAACTCGGCAATTGACGCAAGAGCTTCGTAAGTATTCTGCCCTTTGTTGCGGTTCTCAATAGAGAATTTACGTTGTGTATAATAAGTTAAGCATTCGTTTATGACGCTACCACGATATCCTAATGACATAAAATATAGCCATAACCAGTAATCAAATGCCGACGTATGTTGTCTAGAACGTTCCCACATAAGATCCCAATTAAGTCTTTGGGTAAAAACAAGATCGTTTCGCCAACAGACCTGTGGACCACCATCGCACTCGTAAGAAAATCTGACGCGATCAAATGGTTGTCTCTTCCCAACGCCTTTGACCTGTTTAGTATCTTCGTCTACTACAACTATTCCGCCATACCAAAATGCTGGATCTTCATTTGGTGAATTATATCCAGGAATTTCATGATGCATTTCGCCGTGAGCCATCTGATAGAATATTTCATTAAACTTAGGGTGATGAAAATCATCCGCATTAGAGTTGCATACGAACTCACCTTTTGCCTCCATCCAGGCACGGAGCCATGAAGCCCCATATGGTTCTCTATATGACAGTTCTAAAAAGTTAACACGGGAATCTTGCTTGGCCCATTTATGGGCTATAACCGCATCTATCCCTGGCGAATTTGGAACAACTACGATAACCTCTAAATCTTTGCTGGTCTGTTCTTCCAGAAGATTACGTAAGTGTCCGTCAAGGTACTGTCCACTATCATAGGACGAAACTAGATAAGATATCATCGTGTGACCTTAAAATAAAAGAGACGCAGAGCCGGTGCTCCACGTCTCCATTATGTCAGTAATGATTCATCTTACTTAAGAAATCTGTCCGTATGCGACATCCAAATATTTAGCCCGCTTATCATAATCGGTTGATCCAACTTTATCGCATACATTTAATAAAGTCTGTACGGTCAAATTATCATAATTATAAAGTAAAGCAAGACCTCCAGCCATTACTTCAGAATCAGCCTTGCGGGGCTTATCTCTAATGACGCCTACGCCGCCGCCGAAATCAACTAACTCATAGAAATGCCCTTTATCTTTTTCTAGGGCATTGGCTTTATCTACATCCGCCTGGACAAATGTACTGGTGCTAGAAGCTGCATAAGATGTCCCATTAAAGCTAACCGTTCTTTTAATAACTTCTGTCGCACGATCTAACATCCACGTATCCACTTGTGTCTTTAATGGATCATTGACAATGCCTGTTCTGCGGAAATAGCCCCAACCACCAACCATAATGCCGTTTGCCCACGGATAGAATCCCTTAATTTCGCCACTTCCATCTTTAAAATCAACCATTGTTCGTTCATCGGCATGATCTCCTCCAAGCGGTTGAGGATTATCAAGTGTATCTTTTAAAATAGCTACGGCATGTTTCTTGGGGCCCCGACCGGCAAAGAAAATATCTGTGACGGCTGCATCGGCAGTATCAAAACCAAGCATAATGGCCCGGGCGTCAAACCAATAACGCCATCCTCTGGCCCGTTCTTGATTACTGCCGTGCCATCCTTTTTGGACGCTACCAGCTTTTGGTCCCCCGCCCGGGAAGGTTGAGTAGACCCATGCAGCAAGCATGAAGAAGTTAGCTAGACATTGACGATCGCCTATAGCCGCTCCATAGAATAGACATGCGGATTCAAGATGAGCGGGATCAAAGATGTCCCATCCATTTGAAGGATCGCTCACGCCATTTAGCATAGCCTGATCGTATTTCCACGTATCTACACCATTATCAAGTGTGCCATAGTAGCCATTATATTTAAATGTAAAAGGCCACCAAGCTACAGGTCTATTTTCTTGGTCAATCGCTCTAGATTTGAGGGACATTAGACCGTCTATGAATCCGCGTTGACATCTTTCGCCACCCACCGAAATAAAGAATCTATCATTGTCGCCGGTAGCGTGACTGGAACGTGTCTGATGCCAATCTCCGCCTTGTAGGTTTGAAGGAGGACCGGTAAGTCTGGCAAGACTATTTTCAAAGCTTAGAGCGTACGTGATTGGCAATAGACCTGTGCCATTACTAATCGTATGTCCACAGTGCGGTTGTACTAGAAATCCGTCTTCTGCAAGTTTGGCTACTTTGTCAATATTATAAACGGACTTAAAACCATTATCCGTATCGGCAAAAGTAATCCATAGATTAATGTCGTCAATTTCTATAGTAAACTTTGGTGCCAGCTTTGTGCAAAACATATTTTTCTCCATAGGTTGTGGTGCTAGGGAGATAATAAACTAATCTGGTTGTGAAAGAATGGAAGTGCTGGTGCGGAAATTTGGTTCATGCATAGCCAAATATTGCCGTATGGTTGATTAGTAAGCACCTTAGAATATAATCTGTCTTCTGTCCAAGAAGCAAATTTTTGTGTAGCAAAAACTGCATCTGAAAAGTTGAACATGGGATGTTCCCTAATGACAGCAGGGTGTTCTTCTAAGGGAAACTCAAGAATGTGTGAATTCATTTCTGCCCTATTAATCCATTCACTGACCTTGGTATCGAATTTAATGTCGGCTCGGCCGTGTCCTGCAAGTTCCTTTTTATAGAATTCTTGTTTTTCTTTCATTGTCTCATCCATGCCAGAACGAGCATAGCCATAGTGGAAGACGAAGAACTTGTCGAGAACATATCGACGATGTTGCATATGCATAGAGAAGTAACTACAATGACCGTCAGGTAAGGTGACGATAGGATGACTATGATACTTCATACCATTGATACGCTTAAAAATACGCTGATGTTGCGGCTGCCACTCTGCGGCAGGAGCATATAAATGCTTAAAATCTCTATAGAAATGGAGAAAAGTAGGAATGATCTCGCAGGCGTGCGGATGTAGCTCTATTGCTCGACGCACCCTTCGAATATCCTCTGGCTTATAAATCTCGTCAGTATCATTAATAATGATCCAATCGCCATCGTTCGTGAGATCAATAAAGGTTTGCTTTAATTCTTCCAGATTCTTCCAGAATTTTTTAATTCTAATTGGCAATATCTTCTTTTTAGGATCGTGATTCTTTACAAAGTCCTGAATAATCTCCCACGTTTTATCTATTGAGTGGCCGTCTGGAGTTGATTTGGGACGATTAGTAACTGCCCCCTCAATCACAATAATCTGATCAACTTCATCATAGATAGACTTAAGAGTTATTCCAATAAATTCTTCTTCATTCAAACACTGAATACATTGAACAAGTTTGGGAGGCGAATTTATTCTTTCTACTACTGATGCCATTTGTGGCACATACATTATATTATTCATTTGTCTTTGCCTCTGGCTGACTTAATATAACTCTTCCATTGACCTTCCAACTATCGAAAGCCTGCTTGAGAAGTCCGAAAATAGGCGGGCCGTTCTTTTGAAGACAATATCTTTGGACCAACTGTTTTCCGTTTTCTCGTTGCTGTGCAATAGATGTCCATATCTTATTAGATTCTTCATCTAGCGTACCAGCCGCAGCACCCTTTTTTAATAGATGATATGACCGCATCGCATCGGCCATATGTGCAGTTGATGGTTCAAACCATCTTGAAAGACCGCTATATAGGAATGGTTCGGGATGTGGCTGATCATAAACATTACTGATACAGCCGCCATATATAAGTGCAGTATCTTTCGTTACATATTCTGCCATACCACCGAAATTATTACTGATTAATGTTTTGCCAAATCCGAGAGCATCAAACGCTGGCAAGCAAAATCCTTCTGCTCTAGAAGAATTTACATAAACATCACATTTTGTATGTAGTCCACGAATCTGATTATCGCTAAATATATTAACTATTGGCAATACTGGCGGCAACTTTTCTGCTGGAATATTGCAGCCCTGTTTAACTCTCTGAATAAAATCTTTAACCGTTTTCAGGTCATTACCACGGAATCCCATATTAATATATGTTTTAAGAACTAGCACGACTTCTTCTGGCATATCTGCAAATGCCGCATAATATGCTCTCAATAATGAATCAATCCCCTTCTTACCAGAAAGCTGACAAATATTATAGAAGATGGTTTTACCAGATAGATCGGGCAATTCTGGATCTGCAACCGGTTTCATAAATGTGTCATATCGTGATAAGTCTGTCGGGGGTTGAATAATAAAAATTGGCTTTGTTATACCACATCTTACTAACATTTGGCCATTATATTGACACGGCACAATAATGAAATCAAATTCATTCGCCTTGTCTATCCAGGGTCCGGGTATTCTATCTAATTCAAAAAATGTATATAGGGCATTAAGTATGCCCGGCTTTGGCACAGCTTCAATATTACAAGTAGTTGCCTGAATTAAACAATCAACATCTTGTAGAGATGCTTGTAACAACTTAGAGAGCCACGGTTCTGGTCTAAATTCCGCACCCGGGTCTGGCATATCGTATCGCAGAGGTCTAGCAGTTAATTGTAAATTACTACCTGGATCTTGTGATGCGACGTATAACGCATGTAAAAAATTACGAGAGGCCGAGGAAAAACCTGAGAAGTCCAGACACGGAGAGGCGAAACATATTTTCATATTATTGCCTTAAATATTTTAAAAGATTATTTACCATTGTCAATCTATAGTTTTGATCTGATGGTAATAATAAGTTACACTGATTACAGAGTAGACCAAAGTCACATGACTCAAATATCTTAATATTCGTTTCGTTACATGGTTTATTTTGTATCCATGTTCTTGGAGATTTTTTAATAATTTCGTTGCCGCGTCTATGATCTAAACATGCTCGACTTCTATGTTTTGGATGTTCCCAAAAAACTTCAATATTACATATTGCACAATGTGGATTATCACTATATTTCAATCTAAGATAAGACAACCATTGTTTGCGATAATCTTGCTTATGTTTTATATGTTTTTCCTTAACTGTTTCTGGATGGCGTTGTTTATATTTTCTTTGTGCTCTAGCAAAAAATTTAGGATCTTTATTACGAAGATTAATTTGATATTCATCATAACATACAATACATTTAGATCCTAATAGTTTTTGATGTCCACGTCTACAAATAGAAGTATCTCTAAAACCGTTGTCTCTTTTAATTCCAAGATGTTTAGCCATTGACCTGATAGATTCGTATGTTCTTTTAGGAAAATGTTCAATTAAAACATTCCTGATAGTATTAGGATAATATAGTCTTAAAAATCTTAATTCTTCGTCCGTCCATTTATTGTCCAGACGCATTATACGAACTCCATCTTCGGCTTTGTGGGCATTATTACTGCCTCACCCTTAGCAAGAGCGACACTAGCACGAATCTTTTGTCTAGAGTTTTCATCATCATCTTGCTGCTTTGATAGATTTACAAATTGGTCGAAAAGCTGTTGCCTTGAAAGACCATTCTTTAAATGATGTAGCCACATTTGAGCACCATTCGTATCAACCGTAGGATATTTCATAATATTTAGATATAGCCAATCAACATATTTTTCATCGTCTAGATTATCTGGAGGCGTCGGCGGTTTTGGAGTCTCGTGTACAACAACTGGAGAATTCCAAGTATTGGTACGATCTTTTATTTTAATACTATCAAACAAAAATTCCCACTGCTTATATAATTTATCCCAATCATACACATTTTCTGCACATTGTCTTGCATCAGTTACCATTTTGGCATGACGTTCTTTATTTGTAATAATATCTCTCATTTTTTGAGCCATATCATCTAGGTCTGGTAATGCTCGCATACAAGACGTTTCTGGCTCATAGTAATATCTATCAACCCTAATTACTTCGCCTCCCCGATGGGCACCATAATTTTCCTCGGTAATCTTATGCTTTGCAAAATGCATATATTCCTGTGGAAAACGGCCCTTCTCACGCATTGCAGTGTAGTCCATTACAAGCGTAGGTACTCCACAGGCTTTTGCTTCCTGAATTGGCATTCCGTCACCTTCGCAAATAGAGCACTGAACATAAAGATCCATGAGATTATAAATCTCGGATAGTTGCTCACGATTAAATCCTTGCCCTGTCGTGGGGCAAGTGGCACTATTCTTACCACAATGTGGACAAGGCATTGGAACTACATTCTGTTGAATAGGACGACCATAAATAGCCATTGCAAAACCAATGTGGGTCTTGCCACAGTCTTTGTTATGACACATGAAGGTCTGTAGGACGGAATTCTTTAATCCTTTAAAATGATTAGGTAGCCAAGAGTATGCGTGAAGTCGCATCACATGTCTAGGATAATCGTACGAATATGCGTTATCGGGCCAACAGGAATGTAACATTAAAACCGATTTATCAACTACTGACTCGCCCTGAAATTTCTTTTTCATTCTGGCAAACGCATCAATTAGGTCTGGATATAGTTTTCGAGATTGGTTACGCATGACCGTGCCGATGATAGGCACATCCATTTTAATGCCATATTTGCCACGAGTTATTTCTCTATCTTCTGGTTTAAAGCCATTGATATCTACGCCGGGTCGCATTGGGCGTGGGAAAACTTTAATTTTTTGGCTCTGACGCATCAGAGTATTAATACCATAATCTGAGTATGCTAATACAATATCAGCCTGTTCGTAATCACTAATCCAGTCTTCGTGCTGTGGTTCGGCGTCCACTGTTGGCATCCATACTAATTTAAACCATTTACGAAATGGTGAGCGAAGCTGCCAAGTCAACATCCAATTGTCGCGAATATCAACAACAATATCTGGCTTAAAATCTGCGACCGCCCAATCAAATTTGCCAGCCCCGAATTGATTAATATTTTGGCCACGATCTCGGGGATGACTAGACGCTTGATTATACGATCCAGCTTCTTGCTCGTTAGTCGGCATAACACCATAAAACTTCCATCTTCCAGCTACGAAGTCAATAGCCTTTGGATCATCTGCCCGAATATAACTTCCTAATTCTGCAATTTCATATTTTCCTGTTGCATGAAGACGCGGTAAGAGTTCGCGATAATAAGTGGAAAATCCTGTAGATAGACATGAGGCTTCACCAACAAACAAGATACGGGTTTTATATGACATTAGCAAAATCCTTCCTCAGTCTTAATAGAATACGATAAACAGCAGTCACAGATATTTTGTTGTTTTTTGCTATTTGATTTACTGAAATATTATTAATATAATGGTCTGTAAACATTTGCTGTTCTTGTTTGGAGGCCGATAACTCCTCAATATAAAACTCTGGCCTCAATTCAATATCCCTAGTCATAGGAAAATCGCAGTCCCGAAGAGACTCCGGTTGTCTCTTAGGGACTGCTTTTAACATGGCACGACGTACTGCTTTGGCAATATAAGAACTCGATCTATGGGCTAGTCGATCTGCTATTAATTCACCTATCTGACATAAATCATCAAATAGACCGGAACAGTGATTAAAGCGGCATATATTATAAGCGATTGGCCGAACAATATTAGAACGGGAGATCATCTTCCTTGCCTACGGCTGGTGCCGTAGCTGGCACCGCAGGAGCCGCTTCAGACGAAGGGGCTGTACCCGCTGATCGTGGAGGATTTACCTCAAGAATAGAAGGGAAAATCGACCCTGAAAAACCGGCCGTGCCGTCCTTCTTTGTAAAGAGAGAGAAGTTCCAATCCCCGTGAACAAAGACTCTTGCACCCTTCACTAGCTCGCCTAGACGGCCGGACCAGAGCTTCATAAGGCCGCCGGTTAAAACAACCGTTGTGAAGAGTGGATGCGTGTTATTCTTCGGGTCTTCTGACTTCTGGTAGAGGTTTGATACAACCTCAACTCGAATTGACTTTTCACCTACAACCACCTCTTTGAAGATGCGGCCGGTGAGTGTCTGTGCAATCTTATCTGACATTTTTTCTTACTCCTTTGGTTTTATAAACCAGTAAAGTTGGTAAAGTAGCTAACCCACTATTATGCAGTAGCCAACCCTTTTTACCTAATTCGTTTAATTCATTTTGAACAACAATATTAATTTGTTTGCGGACTTCTGTTGGAAGAGGATTTCCTAAGAAACTATTAGTAATAGCCGCCGTTAATTCGGCTGGCAATGCTAGTTCTATAATTTTATATTCGTATTGCATTATCTCATCCGCTCCATTTTATTAACCAAGACTGATCCGCGTTTATCAACCTTACCATATATTCTGGCAATATTTCCAACGATTATCAGATTTTTTGCATAATCCCATGTTCTAGGAAACACAACAAAGTTATCTAATTTACCAGTATTATCGGCCACAGTTAAAAATGCCATTTCTTCTTTATTCTTGGTCATATGTTTCTTAATACCTTCGACACGCACAATAACCTCTACTGGCATATCTTCACCACCGAAGTTAATAATATCACTACATTTATGCTTAGAATTAAATAAATTAGTTTCGTCTCCGCTGAGTGAAATTCCCAGGAATTCCTTTTCCCAGGCAAGCTTGGAAACGAAATTATCAAATGCATCACTGCCATCAAAAGTCTTGAGCAATTCTTTAAGAGTCGCCCGACGACGAATATTTGGAATTTTTATTTGCCACTGATCCTTCATGGTTTGTGATCTGGTGTCGTCAGATAATGCCCTAATAATTTCTATCCAATTATACTTGGGATGATCAGTAATAATCTTCCTTTCATTATCTGTTAATGACTCATAAAGATTAAAGTGTGCAAACATTTGATTACGTGACATTTTAAAAGAATCAAAAGCACCGCCATAAATTAAAGCTTCCATGACGCGGCGATTAACGCCGACTTCATAAGTCTTGAACAAAAAGCTATTGTAGTCGGTTTTCTTCTCTGTCTCCAAGAGGGCCTTCCTGGCTGAATCTATGCCTTTCTCGCCCGCCCCCTTAAGGGAGGAGAGTCCAAATGCAATCTGCTTATCGTTGATAATGTCAAAGCCAGAATTGCCAACCTCAATCTTTGGCGGCATTATTTCAATATGGAAGAGTTTTGCATCATGCACAAATTGATTAATGTCTTCCATCGTATCCTGTGCCCCTTCGCTATTCTTCAGATTGGCACAAATAAATTCTATAGTATAGTTTGCTTTTAAGAAAGCTGTATAATATGCCAGGAGAGCATATCCAATGCCGTGTGATTTATTAAAGCCGTATCCAGAGAATTTGTCGATATATGACCAGATTTGGTCTGCGGCCTCTTCCGGGATATGATTGGCCTTGCAACCATCCACAAATGTCTTCTGCCACTTTCGCATTTCCTCTGGTTTCTTCTTACCCATCGCCTTTCGTACAAGATCGGCGTCGATTAGAGACATACCAGCCAAGACTTTACAAATCTCAATAACCTGTTCCTGATATAGGAGAGCACCATAGGTCGAGTCTAAAATTGGCTTTAGGGAGTGATGCACATAGTCTGGCATTCGTTCGCCGGCCTTTACGTCTCGATACATTTCATGCATCCGGCTCTCCATTGGTCCCGGACGTATAAGTGAAACTAAATCTGATATCTCTTCGAGCGATTGAGGTTTTAGTTGCTTGCTCCAAGTCTTACCCAACTGTTTCTCTAGCTGGAACACGCCAACCGTTTTACCTTCACCCATCAAAGTAAACGTCTTTGCATCATCGAGCGGAATTGTGTCAAGCGTAAGACTAAGTTTGTGACGCCTATTAACAATATCTAGCGTATCTTGAATGATATCAAGAGTAGACAGACCAAGAACGTCTAGCTTAAGAAGTCCTAGATCGTCTACGCTCTGCATATCCCAAGCAAAAATCAGTGATTTGTTATCTGAAGCCCTACAAAGGGGATATTCGCCTTCAGAGAAATCCTTGTTGGAGATCACAACTGCTGCGGCGTGCGTGCCAAGCGATTTGTAGCAGCCTTCTAATGCTCTAGCCACCGCGAACCAAGCCTTGTATTTTTCTTCATAGGTTTTAAGTTCGGGAACCATTTCAATCGCTTCGTCAAGCGAGATTTGACTGTGCTCGTCGTTCTTTAGTGGTACAAGCGAAGTTATTGCATTGGCTTCTTCGAATGACATGCCGTAAATCTTAAAGACTTCTTTTAGAACGGCTCGGGCGGCCAGTTTATTGAAGGTCGCAAGTTGCGTTACCTTTCCGTGGCCGAATCTGGCACGAATATAGTCGATGACCTGAGTACGTTTAGAGCGTGGGAAGTCTGTATCAATATCAGGTAGACTTTTGCGACCTATGTTTAAGAAACGTTCCCAAATGAGTCCGTATTTCATTGGGTCGATATTAGTAATGCCAAGAGCATAGCTAACAAGACTACCGCCAGCAGATCCACGGCCCGGCCCAACCATGATATTTTGCTGTCTTGCCCAACCAACAACGTCAGACACAATTAAGAAGTAATCGGCGAATCCGAGTGCTTCAATATCTGTTAATTCTTTTTCGATTCTGGCTTTATATTCCGCTGACCAATCTGATGTATTCGAGTCTACTTCATCTCGTAGATACTGCATGGCGGTCTTGCCTTCTGGCAAGAATCCATAAGACGGTAAACGCTTTTCTGAGAAGTTAATATCAACCTTACACCGATCAGCAATTTCTGTAGATAGATCCTTTTCACTATCTAAGAAGGATAACTTATCCATTTCTTCTCTGGACTTGATAAAATATTCATCAGTATTAAATGTGCTGCCACTAGCGTTAGAACGCTGAAATTCGGCCATTCTTCTTAGTGCCTTGTGGGCTTCTGCATCCTTTGAATAGGTATAATGTATATCATTTGTGGCGACCGTCTTAACTCCATACTTCATTGCCACTTTTCGTAAGGCAGCATTAATTACCTGATAAAGTGGGTCGCCCATATCCTGAACTTCGATATAGAAATGGTCGCGGTCGTAAACCGTCAGTAGTTTACGTACGATGGCATCGGCCTTGAATGTATTATTAATCTGTCCGTCATCGCCGGGCTTTAGATGGCTAGCAAGAATGCCATCATGACATGAGGTAAGAAGAATAACGCCTTCTTTATGAGCCTCTAACGTTGCATAATCAATACGTGGAGTATAATAGTAATGTTTTTCATCATTAGCTAAGTTAACTATCTTAACGATATTATGCCATCCAGTATTATTTTCTGCCAGAAGCACAACATGATAAGTCGTCTTATTCTTTAACTGAATACTTTCCGCACAATCTTCAACGAAATTGATTTCTACCCCTAGAATTGGCCTAACACCATTTTTCTGACACGCTTTATAAAAAGGTATCGCATTAAATAGATTATTATGATCCGTAAGTGCAATCGCAGACATGCCAAGCGTTTTAGCTTGTTTTGCTAGAGCTTCGGCAGAGCATGACGCATCCAAAAAGGACGCCCTAGAGTGAACGTGCAAATGAGTGAATGATTTCATAGGTCTTCTTTAGTGGGGCGACTGACGCCCTTACGATAATTTCGCTTAGTTGGGCGACTGATAACTTCTCCGGCCGGTCTAGTATTCCGTGTCGTTCGAAGATTTTTCACTCTTTCTTTATTAACCTTGGTGAAAGTAGATTCTTTGAAATTGTAGTTTTTGTCATATCTACCGGCTTTAGGTTCCGGGCATCCGCTACGATCCCATATATCGCCTACACGGGTTTTTGTTTTAATACCCATAATTTGTGGGATTTGTAAATTACAATCCTCTAAAGCAACTAGAATCTTATTGCATGAACCGTCACCAGCAGGACAAGCAACCTCTCCAGCTTTTAATTTATCTGATAAAGCCTCTGGCGACATTTCGACGTTAACAAATTCTTGCTGGCCGTTACCCCAGGAGAAATTGCACATTCTGCTCTTAAACGCGGCGATAGTAATAATATGCCCATTCTCGCACAGAAAGTGTTTATCTGCACTCCATGAGGCAGACTTATGTTCTATAAACTTGTTGCCGCATACGCCACAGACCATCTTACCAGCTAAGAATCTTCGTTCATTCTTTGTGTCTGATAAAATCTTATGACCTTTTTCACAAGAATATATCTTACTTTTTCTCGCCATTATTCCCGCTCCAGATATTGTCTTTTTCTATTCTGTCAATAATGCCATATTTTAACGCTTCAACAGGGCCAAAAAATAGATCACCGGCCCGCCGACAAATCTTACGCCAATCTTGTAATGACATCTTGCTATTAGCGGTCATTAATTCTAAATATCTACTTCGTAGTCTCTTCGTATGTCTTAGTTCTTTCGTAGCCGCTTCAACGCTAGCATCTGGAGCACCTTCGGTCCAAATATCATGAACCATGAAATGACAGTTAGGAAGACTAATACGCTTCCCAGGCGTACCTGCCGCAACTAATAAAGGGGCGGAAGATTGGCAGTGTCCAATTGCAATTGTTCTGACATTATTGGGAATACCTTTAATAGTATCGTAAATAGCAAAGGTATCATACATTTCTCCGCCAGGAGATTGCACTATAAAATCAATATCTTCCGCCCCTCTATCGGCTAATAAAATTAAGCCACGGATAACTGCATCAGTCTTACCGTTTGTAATTTCGCCAGATAGAAAGACTCGGCGATGTTTAATATCTATACCATATTCAAGGAGATTCATTAACGGTAAATATTCCTTTCCATTTAGCTCGACATACATCTGGATCGCACATAGCTTTGCACTTCCAGTGGCTCGTAGGATCTTTATCGCCACAAAGTCTCGTAACAACTGTGGTATTCTTAATCTTCATAGCGGTATTAATTAGAGATTGTTCTGTGGCAGCATCCTGTGTAGCTGTAAAAGCAACAGTCGATGGAGCCTTCATGAAATAATCGAAGGTTAAGAAGACATATTTGAAATTATGTCCTTTTTTGTTAATATCTTCGATGAATTCTTTACGAGCAGCATAAGAACAAATACGTGCTTGAACGTCAACGGCAAGTGTATCAAAGTCTTTAGTATAATTGCCGAATTTATAATCAATAACTTCTACTATACCATTGCCACGATCAATCACTAAGTCTAAAATACAGATTAATGGAACTTTTGTATTTGGTATCTTGAATTCGATCTTATATTCTGTACCAACCAACATCTTTTCATCAGAGTATAATGGATTATATCGTCTAAATACATCCTTAAGAATTGTCACAGATTTTTCAAATAGTTTCCTTGGGCATCCTTTGAGATCGTCTAGCTTTTGCAGACTGATTGAGCATGTGCCGTCCTTAGCGAATGGACACGTATCACATTCTGGTTTAGCATCCTTATAATCCGCTGGTTTAGCCCATATTAGAGGAGACTCCAGAGTAACTTTTGCACCAAACTTGTCTTCTGTGATTAAAACACCGCCATATCCTTTATATAGCCGATCCATCCAATTTTTATCAGAGTTATTGGCAAATTTCTCAAGAATGTCGTGTAAGAGATTGCCGTGTGAGGCACCCCAATTTGACTTTAACTTTGCTTTGTCGTGATACGTGAGCCAATACTTAAATAAGCACGTATTGAATGTTTCGATTCTAGAAGAACTGGCGTTTTTAATAAGCATTAAATATCTTTCTTAGTTCCTCAATAGAACTTTTCCCAGGATCATTCTGCATTACTGGCTTATGTATATGGAAAAATTCCGTGAGAGACTTTTCTATTTTCGATGTAGCAGTTGTACCAGCCTTATCTATATCTAATGCTAAAACAAGATTATTAATACCCAATGAAACAAGTATTGAGCGATGAACGTGGCCGAAACTACATCCAAGTAATGCTACCCAATTGTAAAAGCCCGCCTCATATAGTCGAAGACCATCTAACGGTCCTTCAACTAATATTAAGGTCTTTTGTAGTCCTATATGATCTTTCGCTTTATCTAGATTAAATAATATCGAACCAGTTTTTAATTCATCAAGTTTGGGCCAACGATCATAATATCGTCCATGAACCCATTTTGCCTTGATTTGATATTTATCCCAATCAACTTCATTATAGATTGTACGACCAGAAAATCCAACTAAACTTCCCTGAGTATCTCGAATTGGAAATACGAGACGATTGTGCATAAATGTGCCTAATCGACTCCATAAACCGATCTGAAATTTCTGGAGAGTAGATTCCTGAAATCCCCTTTGAAGAAGGAAGTCATATCTCGGCTGGAGATATCTCAGCAGCGTCTCGTTTAGTGGCTCATGGATCTTAAGTGTGGGGCCGCCGTATTGCTTCGTGGGGGCAGCATCCTTTTCGACATCAACATTATTACTGACTAGAAACTTAAAGATCCAATCTAACGCCTCATTAAAACTACAATTGACCACGCTACGAATTAGACCGAATACGTCTCCGCCGTATTGTTGCTCGCAATGATGTGTCCAGCAAACCCAATGGGCGGCAGAATCCCGCCATGAAAAGGCGTTCGGATTATCTCCGTCGCCCGGATGTTGTTTGCATGGGCAACACGCCTGAACAAGATCACCTCTCCGAACATAGATAACTCTTAATGTATCAAAGATACGATTGATGTTGGCGTTCGCGTGCTCGCGAAGACGCACACGATTATGTCTAGTCATCGTAGTCGTCACTTGACTTCTTCTTTCCCTTACCCTTACTATAATTTTCCTTCTTCCACTCCTCTAGTCTCTTTTTCTGCTCCTCTCTGTAGTCGATAGCACTCAATCCTAGTTCGTTAAACTCTCCAATTTCTGGATTAAAGGCGAGATTGATGTGTCCTCTTTCTAGACCGGCACCATATCGAGTAACAAGCGGCATTAAGAAATAATTTCCATTACCGTCCATTGATTTTTGATCCGTGTCTTTGCGATGTAATAATGTCACAGAACTGACGTTGTCAATAATACGTTTTGCACCGGCCACCATTTTAATATCGTAGCCAATAGTATTATTAGTCTGTCCTAGAGCGATCATTGGAATATTCCACTTATTTACGAAGTCGTGCATAGCGGCCATATTTAGGCCGTGAAGTTGCCACTCCTGAATCTTGCCTCCGCGAAGTTCGTCAAAGGTCGCTAATTTAATATAGTCATAAACGACAAGACATTGAGGAAATTTCGATCGCTTATCCGGTTTGGCTTGGGTCATAACCCAACGACGAATCTTCGGTACGACTTCCTCTACACCCATTCCGCTCGCCTCAAGATAAGAAAACGGCAGGGCTTTGGCCTTTGACCATAAAATGGGGTCGTTCATGCGACGTCTATATTCAACAACGGCAGTGATAAGTTCCGGCTTTAGGCCCATCTCAACTAGTTTACTATCTTCTAATTTCCAGAAGCCAGTTTCCAAAATCTCATAAGGAACGCCTGCCATCATACCAACAAGACGAACGATCTGATCCTTCTTTTTAAGTTCTGTATCGACTAGTAAAACTGGAGCACGATGTTTATGTGCAACGTGTAATGCATTACGCATTCCGAATTGACTTTTGCCTGACTTGGCCGTTCCAACAACGAACGTAATAGAGCCATTACGAATTTGCCCAATCTTGTGTTGCCAAACTGGAAATCCTAGATCCCATCCAAGATGTCCTGGATTATTCGCTAGATCAGTGATGACAGATTCGGCATCCTGACCAAGATTAATAATCTGTGCGTCATTATTATTGAGTTGTTGGCTAACATCTACAAGTTTTTGCTCAATAGAATCGACCATTTTAATTGCTGGATCAGTGGTTATATTAATATACCCACGAACTTGATCTGTAACGTCAAGATAGGCACGTTTAATAGTTTCTTTCTTAACGGCCTGAAAGTGCAGTGCCGCCTCTTCTTCGGACGGTGCCTCGGCAAAGATTTCATCAAGAAGCTTGCCATCTTTTGTCATAGACATGAAGTTTTCACAGCCAAGATCCTTGGCTTCTGAAATAATCTTCATCTTAGACAGACGTTCTACGGCCTTATCAATGTACAGTTTTCGCATTGCCTGAAAAGTAATTTTATGGGCCATGCTAACGAAATCATCTTCTGTAACATAAGACTGAAAAGCAAAGAAGGTATTTGGATGTCTTATGAACGCAGAGATTAGAAGTTTCTCTGCTGCTAGATTAGCCATTAATAATCTCCAATATCGCAGCTTTTAATTCTTCAAAAGTTATTTTTGAATTACGAATTTCAATTAACTTAATTGCGTTCAGCTTGCACCAGTCCTTTTTATTCTGGTCACGCTGAGACTGCTTAACGAAATCGTTTTTATCTTTGTGGAAGAAGTGATTAAAGCCGTCGTGCTGATTGCCTTGAAATTCAAAAGCCGCTTTAAATGAAGGGATAAAGAAGTCTAGGGATAGTTTAGATCCCGGGATGGTGAATTCTTCAAGGATGACCGCACCCTTATAAAGGTGGCGGAGTTGTTGCCCTAAGTGATATTGTCCTTCCGAGCGACAATTCTCTTTGGTGCGTTGCGGATATCGTTGCTGTGATACCTCGCAGTTTATTTCACGGCCATTAAGACTCAGAAATTTCATCTGTTTCAATCGCGTTCGTGGCTGTAGAACTCTTTGATAGGAAGTCGATAAGTTTCGCGGCCATAATATCTGATAGCTTCCTGTCTATGTTTAAAAGACGACGGGCGGCATTAAATTTACTGCACGTAATATGATCGGCCGTTTCTTTGCCTTCTGCATCTAAAACGGGCAGAAGAACTTGCTGGCCGCCTTTGCCACCCATTTGGATTAATCCAAACTTGGCAGACATATTAATAATTTCTAGTTCTCTATAGATGCCATTATAAAAAAGAATTGGCAACTGGCCCTCTTGACCTTGGGGAGCACACTTATTCTTAATAACTCGATATCGTACGTTAAAGCCCAAAATAACACCGTCCGACGTAGTAATCATTTCGGCCTTGCCGGGTTTCTGCACTTCGATTCGCTGTGTCGCGTAATACGCGATGGCATTGCCACCAGTCGTGGTTCGCGGATCACCGTAAGATGTCATCTTACTTCGCCATTGATTAATACATATGAAAGCAACTTTATTTTCTTCTACGGCAATATTAAGTGCTCTGATGCCTTGAGACATTAACTTGGCGTGATTACCAATATGGCTTTCGCCAATCTCGCCCGCCAGTATGGCCGCAGGCACGCACGCATCAATTGAATCTAATACGAGAACAGATCCCGGATTAGTAATGCACCACTTGCGGCATAATTCAAGTGCGGTTTCTCCGTCTGGAGCAGACATAATTAAAAGTTTTGAACTTGATTCTGTTGCTGCTGGTTCCCAATTAATAAATGGCTTAACGCTCCTAATTGTTTCCAATAAAGAGCGATTCAGATTACGCTCCATATTAACATAGAGTGCTTTCTTTCCCTTTTTTAGAGCTTGTCCTATAATCTCTAACGCAAGACTTGATTTACCAGCACCTTCGCCGCCATAAATTTCCGTGATACGGCCTTCGGGAATTGGCACTACTAGATCAAAATCCAGACTAAATGAACCCGTACTATTAGGTTCTGGATTCGTCACATCGCGACAATCAAGAATCTTTGCTCCTTCGACTTTTTCGACTTCCTTTTTAAACATAGAAGGATTTGAAGTTGCTGCCGGAGGATTTTTATCCTTGACGGTTTGCGGCTTGATCATTTTCGAGTTCCTTTAATAATTCAAGTAATGTTTTTGATTGTGGTATTAGAGTTTGATTTAGTCTATCACCATATGATGCCGTTTCTAGTCCCGTCATTTCAATCGACTTAAACTTTTCTCGATATCTATTAATCAGCTCTTGGAGATTAAATTTAAGGAATAGCTTTTTGGCTACAACGGCACATTTGCCAAACTCCTGCTGAGATAGTTCTTTAGGAGCACACCTATAAATATAGAATGCTATTTGATCGGCTGATAATTGGTGGACATTATGAAGCTTGCGAATAATAGCAAGCGTTGAGGACCAGAATGTGCGATACGTCGGAGAACGCCAAGGAAATGGACCAACGTTGCCAAATTTATTTAAGAAAATAAGTTCCGTGATGATATTAAATTCATCGTGTTGGATTGAGTCCGTTGTGATCGACTGAAATTTCGCCATTTAATATTCCTGCTAAATCCGTTTGTTTATTATACCCACGAACCTCGTCTTCTACTGCTCCATTTTGTCGAATCCATTTAATATACAGAAAGTCTCCCTTAATGAAGCCTATTCCGTAGGCTAAAGCTTGTGGCAGATTTGGGTCCAAAAATGCGGTCAGTTGCTTGGAGTACCAATAACCATCAAATTGAATAGCTCCGCTTTCATCACGAAGCGGTGGCAATTGAACTAAGACTCCATACGCCTGAAGACGTAGGCGTGTAATGTAGAGCTTCTCTGACTTGAGATAGTTCTGTAGACGAATCCATGCAGAAGGTGCGTTAGGAATCCGATCCTCAAACACGGTTGAGCCATCACTTAAACTGGCAATCCACCGATTAGATTCAACACAATTCCCATCTGCTCTAAATGAGAGATTCACCATACAGATAATGCCTCCAAGTTCGCTTAGTAATATGCCTGAATTTGGGGGCGAACGACAAAGAAAATCTTAGAAATATTCTAGCCTTAACATAAAGCCGAAATCTCGATTAGTTCCAGTGGTTGTTGGTGAGGCAGACACGCCAACGATAAAGTCGTGGACGCTCGCGGTGGCGGCCTGTGCGTCTAGTGCAAGGGCATTACTACCACTTGTAATATCTGTCCAGCTTCCGTCACCAGTTCCTCCTACTGTATTCTTAACTTCGAAAGCCTGTATATTAATATTGGCAGGAATACTATCAATATTTGGCACACCAGAAGATGAGTTAAATGAAATGGCACGGAATGTGGCGTTCTGAGTTTGGACCTGTTGGGCGGTCGGCTCCGTGAACCGGCATAACAATGTGCCTGAATTGCCCGGAACATCCGTCATATTCGGGAAGGTTACTCCAGAAATAATTGCCACTGTAGAAGACGAGAACTTCTGGTTAATAAAGACGCCTAGATCGCTCCCGTTATGATTAGTACGGTGGGTACGATCCTGATATTCTCCGACGATCACGGCCGCGTTGGGGGCTCCCCCGGCACCGAAGAAGCCTAAACGTAATGGCGACGTAGTGTCGCCGGGCTGCATATTAAAAATCTCAAGAGCGTTAATAAAGGCTCTATTGGATGGTTGACCACCCATAGCTCCAGAACAAGCTGTAAAACGAACTCCTGAAACCATATTATACTCCTAGAACTTGCGACTATTTTGAGATTCGATAACAAAGAAAGTTTAATGGCATTTTGTCTCGTTTTGCCGAATTGCAAGATAAACAGGCTAACGTTAAATTATTATAGTCATTAGAGCCACCCCTAACTATTGGAATTAAATGGTCTACAGTTAATTTTTTATCAGATCCACAATAAACACACTGATGATTATAATCCGCAAGTAATTGAGAAATATACTTTTTATGAAATTTAGATAGAGAACCTTTTGCTCTGGCCCTGTGATTATGACTCCATTCAATAGACTTTAAACGATAATGTTCACTTTTTAAATATGTAGGACTCTTTCTACTATCATTTTGTTGTCTACAAGTTGGACAGCATTTAGCATTCTTTTTAGCTGCCAAAAATATACTTAAACATTTTTGACACTGAATAGATTTATTCTTCACTCTATTTTTATTAGTTTTTATCATGACTTCTCGTCTTTTACGAAAATAACAATCGCGACATAGTTTACGTGATTTTTTACTATTAGTAGCAATCGTTTCAAATGTATTTATACATTCTAGACAAGTTTTATTAATTAAAACATTCATACATAATCTACCAAAAAAATGATAGCCAAGACATAATAAGTCTTGGCTATCAGACGGTAAAAGTCCGAACGCTGTGTCCCATAAGACGCCATCTGGCATCCAGCGTTAATTTAATACACTAAGTGAATGTTCCATGTACGAATTCGTAGCCGACTCGGGCGGGGGCGGCCGAACTTAATGAACTTATAATAAATCCCTCTTGTGGGACGATAGAACTACCAGATAATTCGCCTCTAAACATAACTACAACATTTGCGGCATTTACGGCTAGCATCCAAGTACCGTCCGCGAAATGTGGAGATCCTGTAATTTTCTTAGGTGGATAAATTTCTGTTACTAAACTTGAATGACTTGCGGGCCATGCTGCAACAGTAATATCAACAGTATAAGCTATACCTGTATCTGTTACCGTATCATTGCCAGTATCAGGATCAATAATTAATTCATACATGGTGTCTCCTACACCACCGAAATCACCACCAGTGAATATATTTCCCTGAATCCATGTTAAAGTATGGGCTCCGTAAAACTTAGAATCTGCTAAGATAAACCCGCTGTCAAATATGAAAATATTTCTAGCTGGGCCAGATCCGCTATTTGAATAAGCATAGTATTGAGAGCCGTTCCATGATGCATGAACAAGGACTCCAGGAACAGAGATAGATGATGTAAATACAGTCCAATCTTGAACAGGCTGATCTACCGAGACAAGATCGAAAGTAGATTTATCATATGAGAAAAATCCCATTTTCCTATCGGCATCAGCCGTGGCTAACATAGTAGACATCTTAACGTAGTTTGTGCCATTATCCATCAAACCAACCATATTTTGGGTACTCCAAGCGTGATTGCCACCTAAATCATCAAACGCATTTGTCTGATCTGCAATTCTGAACCATACGAATTGACTACGTGTTAATGGATTTAATAGTCGTGCTCCTGACGGATTTAGAATTTCATCATCTTGAATCCATACCGTTTCGTCAAAGACGTAGAAACCGCTACCGGCATGTCCGCCACCATAAGGAATGGCCGGTTTGAAACTTAATGTGCCAGACGGCACAACAAGACCAGGATGGGTTGATAAACTATTAATTGCTCCAATACCATAACCTCCAGGTGATAGAGCAAGCGGTGCTAGAAGTGCTTTAGCCCGAGGATCAACTGTATTATTGGCATTGCCAAAGAAAATACGTCCTGGCAGAGATAATGGCGGACTATATGCGTTATGCGTAATAACACCTTCTAAATTATCTCGTGTGGCAGTGCCCGGCACAAGACAGAAATCTGTATCTGAGAAGAACATATCTCCGTCAAGTATGATATCCCCAGCCTGGAAGTCGGCAGAAGTTCTAGTTATACCCTGTGAACTAAATGATAACGCCTGTTCTCTGGAATTAAGATTGACGAACGCTCCATTGGTTGACATAAATCCTGGGAATATAGGAGATAATTGAATTGAGGCCAAGTGATATGAAACTGTTCTGGTAGATGACATTCTAGAATATGGCTGATATGAAACTTCTCGAAGATCAATATCGGCAAGAACACCGCTAGCCCCAAGATCATTAAAATCAGCACTAAAGATGGGGCCAGAATCAGAACCTAGCGGAAATTGTATTCTAGTAAAATGGGCCTGCGTTCCGCTTGTACTACCAGCCCACAACAACCAATCCTTAAGAAATACAGGCAGTGTGCCCGCAAGATCAAATGTCGCGAAACTATTTACTATTGATAATGACGTTCTGAGATCCAAAATATAATCAATGAAAAACGCTCCAGCCGGGACACCATTGACTCTACCGTCTAAATTGTGTCCATCTGGTCGTGGAGTAAAGTCTTCAGCAGGGCCAGTAAAGGTAAAATATTTAAGAAAAACAGGCGGGTCATCTGAAGAACCGGCGAATCTAAACATTTCGGCAGTATGTACTGTCATTGCCTGTTCAAATAAAATACCAGAAAATCCAATAGAGTGGTTATCTGGCACTCTAAATGGATATGGTCCTTCGTAAGCGTAGGGGATGGTTCCAGAAGCGACTGTCATTTTTAGTCCATTTAATTATAACGAATGAACGCTGGCTTTACTATTTCAACGAAATTAACACTGACGCCGCTGCCGGTGGTGGCGTCAGGAACTGTCGCCGTCGCTAAGAATCCTCTGTCGCCAGATGTTGCGAATTGTCTATAGGGTAAAGGAATAACACCACTAAACGTTGAACCGTTATCAGAAAGAACTCCATTAGAATTTAATTCCTTACATTCTGCGGTAGCAGCTATTGTTCCTTGTGAAATAACAGAAATAACCTCAACGGGAATTACACCGGCCCCGAATGAAGTACCATTCATATAGATACCGCCGATATTTGGACCAGTTGTTACTGAGCCATCTCCACGAACAGATAATGTTGTTCTATCGCCAATATTTACAGATCCATTAAGAACCGGCACGGCCAGAATCGCTCTACCTGCATTATTATTATCAAAGATCGTAACGTCGTAGGTGCCCGGAACGTCAGCACTGATCTGTTCAACCGTTACGATTGTTCCATTTCCAAACGGTCTACCTCCGGTGAAGTATCGAAGGATAGTAGTTCCGCCGGGCAATTCAAATGCGTCAGTATGATAGATGGCTGAATCATCTAGATTTAAGAAACCGTCTATACAGATCGCACCACGCTTTTGGTCTAGGTCAGAAGAGAATGAATTTGCGTATGGTTTCTTATAACCATGAGCATCAATACCCCTATATCTCTCTTGTAAAGGTTCGCCAGCACTGGCAAGAGTAAATATGTCATTTACTTCTGTGATTCTAACACGAACGGCTCTTTCTTCTCTAGTTGAATAGAACGGTATATCCTTAGAAGGAGCGTCAATAAATGGATTATTTGGCGGAGGCGGATTTTGATTTCCTAACTTTAAGAATGTAAAGTCAATTGGATTAATAATGCCATTTAATATTCCTCGAACTCGCTCTCCAAGTGGGGCTTCTTTGCCAAATTTGGGGAAGTAAGACTGAATCTTGTAACGAGTATTAAATCCATCAATTGAAAACCCAATATTTAATTCACTGACGCCGTGCGTGATCGCCCCATAAAGACCGTCCGCATTAACTTGCTGATTGGCAAATGAGTCAAATGATAATAGTGGCAGTCCGACCTGAGTAAAATCTGCATATCTGGAAGTGTCACTACGAACCACTTTACCAATGACTCTAGACATTGCCCTATCAGTCATAATATCTAGCGATGTTTTACTGCCCTGCGGAGAGAATGCCCAAGGCACGAACTGATCATCTAGTTGTACTTCCTCATGTGTACGTGGGTTGAGAACACCAGAGATCCATGTAGTGGGATATAACTGTCCATAGCGGGTTCTTGCTTCAACAGGAATTGCTACTCCACTTAATTCTGAATATACATTTAAGATGATCGAAGGATCAACGATATCAATGACACCAGATCCATTTAGTCTATCTCTTGTACTAATTAGAGTTTCGAGATTTTTAATAATCGAATCGGTTACTAGGCCAGTATCAGGACCAGCATTAATTGGTAATTGGCACAATAATGTCCCTTCAGGATATCTCTCAAATGAATATAAGTCATCACTGCGTGGGTCAATTACTCTTTGTCCGACGATTGCTATCTGTACAGGAATATAATGTCTGCCGTCTCCAGAAGGATTAAATGGGGGAGCATCTTCAGTCCAGTTTGCAAATGACGCCGGTACGTCATCTCCTAATGGGCCATATACTGTATTCTCAGGAAGTACGCAATGGGCCGCAATTCTAAAGTCATCAGTTAAGAATGGACTAATTGGTCCCAATCTTCTATTAATTTCATAATCCTCTACGAAGAGGCCGCTGGTAGAACCAGACGGAGAAAGGGTGCCGCCATGAATTTGATTTTCTACATTGGCCCAGGCTGCTTCTACGGGCCTAAACATTCCAGAAGCATTTGAGAACATAATGCCACTGGCAATATAGGTTCTACCATAATGTCTAGATGCATGATTTCTGATTCGATTAAAAAAGTCAAGCGTCCAGTTATGATCCTGATCTCGTCTGTTTGAAATAATTCTAATTCCAGACTGTCCAGCACTTGTGGCTTCTCCAGCCAATGGCATCAAAGGATCGAGACGACTTTGGAATGAGCCATCCTGAGCCGCAATTGATCCGGCATCTGCCGCCAAACCAAAACCCGGAGGATATGCGACCGTACTTGCGTTTTGAAACTTCTTGAAATATGACCACTGTTCAATTCCGGCCATTGAAAGTTGAAGTTCTTTTTCAGAGGGGATATAAGTACGATAGAAGCCATCGGCATCATAGAACCCAATAGTTAATTGGTCCCACGCCTTCTTAAAGACGATTTTACCATCTAATGCCGAAGTGTCCAGGCCGTCGATTGGGCTTAAAAGTTCCGAATTGATAATTCCCTCTTGGTGTCCGCCCATCAATCTAAATCTAGTTGGTTCAGAAACTATATCCTGTCCGAAACCAATTTGTACTGTTTCATTTAGTCCACTGGCACTACCGAACGAACCAACAAGATCCAAAATTTCACTTTCGGTAACATCAAAAATATTCTTTTTATTAATGAGGGCTAATTGGGCCGCACTCATATTCCAATACCAGTCGAAACCGGAATCTGCTAGAATTCGGCTCATCACCTCGTCAACGGTAGATAGGTTAAACTGCCAACGAAGATTATCTAAGTCTGGACCGAGATTAGCCTGTAACTTGGTTTTGCTAGGAAGTTCTGAAACAGGAAGAGAGGACCGACCCTCATTATATGTATAGTCGATGGCGGCAAGAATTTGAGAATATGTGGCCCCGATCTCAAGAATCTTCATATATTCTTTTACAAGAGGATCTGATGGCGTACCATCTATATTATAGAGGCCATTAACCTTGCGAAACGCCCGTGCGACAGAAACAACTCCTGATGGAACGGTTTCGCCCAAATCTTCCGTATGTATCTTAACTTTCTGTAAAATTTTGCGATAATCTTCTACCGAGATATTAATAATTGTACCGTCTTTACTACTTGTATAATCGGCATGGGTAATAAACCCTCTTAAAAAGAACTCGCCAATATAAAGTTCAAAATTGCTGCCGATCGGCGGTAATTGTCCTGAAGCTCCATGAAAAGATCCAGCATCTCCGGTAGGAATCCATTCCATCTGAAATGTATGTGGCGTAAGATTAAAACCAAATCCGGCATTCAAAGATGCTAGAAATGCAGATAGGTCATGTCCCGGGACGCCCGAAGGAAATAATCCAGAGGGCCAAGCAATTCCATTCATAGGAACTATTGACCCACTAACTGTAATAAACTCTGAACTTGCCATTAGTTATTTACTCCGGCCACCAAACTATCGCTCCATATTACTCCTCTGGAATCTCTAATGATCCAGATGGGTCTATAGATACCCGGTTCTGTGTAGATATGGTTTGGATTATTAATTATACTCTCTTGTCCATCATCAAAACTAAGTAATTGAGCAATGATTGCCACATTATTTGGTACAGATATTACTATCTGATTAAAGTCAACTGGTAACGGTGCTAATCCGGCGGTCGGGAATCCTGATAAAGCAATATTAACTGGTGATACGCCACTAGATAAATCAATAATGCGTGTCGCAGAACTATGTTGACCGTTCGAGTCAATCACAGAGAATCTAACAACATATAATCCGCTCTGTGCAAATGTGTGAGATATTGGATATAAATTATTACCACTTTCAGCAAC